GAATTAATTTTTGTGTTGGAGTAACCGGTTCTTTTAAAACCTTGGTTATATATTCAAGTGACATTTATTTCCCTCATGACTTCGTATTTTAAACCTAAAAAATAATTATTGTAAAGAGTTGTTTTAAAATAATAAAAAGATTACAATACGCAGTAGGAGGTTTTTAATATGACAACACCTAAAATATATAAGGCGTTGAAAGGGGTTCAAGACTATATGATCAAGAACCCAATAGCCAAGGAGGGAGTTAATTCTTTCCAAAAATATAAGTACAGAGGGATTGATCAAATCATTCAATCTTTCTCTAAACCGTTACATGACAATAGTGTTCTCACTGTTGTGCAACCTGATTTAAAAGTATCAACAAAATTTCTAGAAGATAGTAGATCAACATTGACTAGAGTTGTTGGTACCCTCAGATTTATTTCTACCGAAGATGGTTCCTATATAGATAGGTCCTATGTTGGTCACAGTAAATCACAGCAAGGTAAAGACCTAGAGTCAGCAAGATCTTTTGCATATAGAAATGCTTTGCTTGAAACTTTCTGTGTACCATTTGAAGGTGTAGTAGAGCCTGAGCTTGAAGGTGTAGATGAAGCAGCTCCAGTTGATGAAGAAGAATCTTTTGACATTGTTGATGATTTCAAAAAAGAAATCACTGGCAAGTCTGGAGAAGAAGCTAAAGAAATATTTAATAAATATGAAAAGATAGCTGTCTTATCTAACGATAGAGATACTAGAGTTCAGCTGGGCAAAGAGTTCGCTAAGTTGGTGTCATCATGAGTGTTATTAAACAAGGAACACAGGCATGGCACGACCAGCGTAAGAACAGAATAACTGGAACCAGAATCCCACGTGCTGTTAAAGAATGTGCTTGGGCTAAAGGTGATCAATGGGAAGCATTGGGTAGAGATATGTATCGTGAGGCACACAACCTAACCCAAGATCCATTTGATCAAAGAGCTCTTTATGCTATCACCTATGGTAAGGATCATGAGCCTATTGCTTTAGATAAACTTAAAGACATGGGCTACAAGATTACACAACCATCATTTGTTGTTCATCCAGAACACGATTGGTTGGGTATGTCTCCAGATGGAGTGCTAATCAAAGGTAGAAAAGGAAACATATCTGCTGTTGAAATTAAATGTCCGCAAACCAAACCAGTGCAAAATGTCAAAGAACAAAAAAGAAACTATTGGCATCAGATGCAACTAGGCATGGAATGTATGGACATAGATGAAATGCTTTTCTTTCAATGGTATGAAGATGCACACTTCCAAGAATGGGTAGAGCGTGATCCAAACTGGGCAAAGACATACATACCAAAAGCAAGAGAGTTTATGGACTGGTATGCTGAAAAGTCTAAGGACCCAACATACGTTGCCAGATGGTCAGAAGATAAGGAAGAACCGGGAATCAATTATAAGAGTATTAGTGAGGATGATTACACAACTGAACTAGCCTCTGTATTAAAAGAACTAAATGAGCTCAAAGATAGATCAGCCTATCTAGATACTAGAAAGAAAGATCTGTCTGCTGTGTTGGTAAAAAAATACGGCGGAGCATTTAGTACCCCAAAAGTGAAATGTCATATGACACAAGCTAGGGGTCGTATTAACTATGCCAGACTGGTTAAAGACCAGAACATACCTTTCGAGGTTATGGAAGGGTATCGCTCAGAGGGTGATACAAGAATTTATACCAAGTTGCTGGAGGAGTAATGATAATGTTTGAACGCAAAACGACTGAAAAAAAGTCAATCAGTTCAAGAATTGAGAAATCTACTTACGACAAACTTGTGAAAGCAAGTGGAAAAAAAGGACATAGGTTCTTTGATCGTAAGGTTGCCTACATGGTTAACAAGATTTTACAAGAATGGGCTGATAAGGAGTAAATAATATGACTGATTTTGATAATACAAATAGAGGTTCTATTTGGAAAAACGAAAGGAAGGAGACTGATAAGCATCCTGACTTTACTGGAAGTATAAATGTTGAGGGCAAAGAATTTTGGCTCAGTGCTTGGAAAAGAAAACCGGGTGCTAAAGAAAATTCACCGGCTTTAACATTTGGTGTAAGTCCTAAAACTGGCGGTGGCGGTGCTCCAAAACCTAAAGTTGATGAAGATATCCCTTTTTAAGGAGGAATTATGGCTGAAGAAAATCAAACCATAAATCTTGTAGTAGATGGTGAGGCTAGACAATACAAGCTTGATGCCCTATCAGATGCCGCAAGACAAAAAATAGCCCAACTGCAGTTTGCTGGTAACAATGTTTTACCATTAATATCAGAAGTTGCTAGGCTAGTACAGCTAGGTCAAAAAGTAGATCAAGGGGAGTTAACCTCTTTACTACCAAAGGAGTATGTTGTACTTGAGCAGGAAAATGCTGTAGAATCGGAACCAAAGATTATAACAGGAGACGATTCTTCTAAACAAAGCAAATGAATGCAAATTTAGACAAGAGTCTCTCATCTTCTGAGAGGCTCTCATCTATTCAAGGCGAGGCATCGCTTTCGGGCTCCCCTTGCAATGGAGGTGTCTGCTCTACAACACTAGGTGATATCAGATGTAAAACTTGTGGTAGAACAGAAGAAGAAGTCAGAACATGGCATCAAATGCCAGAAATCAAAAGAAAGGTTATTAATCTTAAAAACGCCGCAGAGGGATTCAAAATAAGACAAACCCAATCACAAGAAGATCGTTGGTCTGAGTTACAGAAACTTAGAACCATTGACAATCTTAGTATAGGAGATGTCTTTAACAGGGTCCTAAAGGTAGCCACATCTCAATCAGAGATGTATAGGCAGGACCATAAGTGCATTGATATTTTGAAAAAGATAATTGCATCAGGTCATGATCTTAATAGCATTTCTGTTAAGTCTGTAATGTCTGAAAATGACTACTCAGAAATTAAACAGAAGTTCGAGTAGAGCATTCCAAAAAGATTTACTAACTGGTCAACAGTTAGAGAATAGAGTTCTCTCTAATATTAGAAAAAAATATCCAACCGCAGTCCTGATTCCGGGAAAGTTTAAACCTTACGATATCTTTGTTCCTGAGAAAGATCTTAAGATAGAAGTCAAAGCAGACTACAAAAGCAAAGAGACTGGCAACATTATTATTGAAGTCTTAATGTATGGCGTACCATCAGCCTTACTATCAACAGAAGCAGACTACTGGATCATCGATACTGGTGAAGAACAAATGTGGATCAAGCCTAACAAGATTATCGAATGCATAATATTAAATAATATTAAGTGCCAAGAAATTTTAGGGGACGGAGATACCCAAGTTAAGATGGCTTGCTTGATTCCAATAGACATATTTAAAGATTATGTTTGTCACAATACTTGATCTTTCTTGTAATGTGTGTATATAATGTTTACAACTATGAGGGAAAATATGAATAAAAAATATTTCTTTACGAACACTTTCATGTACAAATGGAAGGCAGGCAGAATGATGTTGGAGGTAAGATCCGTAGGTCATAAATGGGTATGGGTTAAACCAACAGGCAGAAAGCAATTCACAAAGATATCTAGAGCTGAATGGGATCAGATATCAAACTCTAAAACTTTTGAAGAATACATTCCAAAACAGGAGGAAGCATGAACGGAGATTTAGAACGCATGGTCTACAACGGCACTATGGATATGGCAACTTATAATTGGTGGGTTAACTTTCTTAGCAAGTTAGGCGAACTAGCTTGGTATTTTATGGTCCCTTTTATGATATCACTAGCCGTCTTAATAGCTTACCAATTAGGCAAGAAAAGGGGGAAGGATTAATGCCCAAGGGTTTGTTTCGTAATTTTCCCTACATTGAAGGTTTGGCTCACCTGAGAGGCAGTACGAGCCACAATGGAGATGTTTTATGAAGACTTGGGATAACGCTATCAAAGAATATTATTGCATACACAAAATGGGGAAGAATGATTTCACCTACAGGAGGTACTTTGATGCGTTATTCTCAGGTCGTTTAGTTCAGGACATTACCAGAGAAGACATAGCAATGGCTAGATCGGGGATAAAAAAAAGTCCCGGTACAGTTAATCGTTATTTAAATTACTTCAGAGCAATACTTACATTTGCTTATGAAGAGCTAGGTTGGTTGGACACCAAACCTGTAGTAAAAAGAGTGAAAGAAGATTCTAAAAGAGTTAAGTATTTCACAGTAGAGGATATCAAGAGGTTGCATAAATTTCTCCCACTTCATTTAAAGAAACCTTTTGTGTTCTCATTGCTTACTGGGGTGAGGATGTCCAACTGCTTTAATTTAAAGTGGGAAGATATTAAGAAAGATCAGATAGCCATAGACGGGACAGAAACTAAAAATGGTAGGGGTTTATGTGTACCAATCAATAAGAAGTGCAGAGAGCTCCTAGAATCGATTGAAAGACAAGGTCCGTATGTTTTTACCTATAGTGGTAGAAAAATGCGTAGAGCGTCAAATACGGGCTGGTACGCTGCTTTAAAGAAAGCAAAGCTCGAAGGCTTTCGTTGGCATGATATAAGACACACTTGGGCTACTCACCATGTGCAGAATGGCACCTCCTTGCATACCCTGCAACATCTTGGTGGGTGGTCTGACTTTAATATTGTTAATAGGTACGCACATCTATCTAATGATTATTTAAACGATGCTTGTGAGACAAGTAATAGTTTGATATCTTAGGTTTGAAAACCTTCTTAGCGGGGCTAGTATGTTTTGTTCATATCTCCCTCATCCTAGTATGTTTTACTAGTCCTGCTTTTTTATCTAGGTCTATACTTTGAAGCTATCTTGTTAAAATCTTGGTGAATTCTATTTTTCTGAATATCAATATCTTCGATGATATATATGTATCTTTGCTTATTGGTTTCTTTAAGCTTCTCTGCTAATTTTTCTCTTTCTCTTAATTTGGTAAGTTGTTTCTCAGCAGCTTTTCTTTTTTTATCTAAAATAATATATTCTTTCTTAAAGTTCTTTCTATTAATAAATTCTTGCAATGCTTCTTTATCGCCTGTTTTTTTATACTCGTTGTAGCTTTTAACTTGTGTACTAAAGAAATCTTTATTTCTATAAAATTCAATTGCATCTGTGTATGATTCAGGTTCTGCTGTAAATATTCTGCCAAATGGTATTTCATTTAAGGGTATATTTTTTCTTGTGCCTTGAGCCATATCAATCATATCAGAAGTAAACCCGACAGTTCTTGATGCGGTTGTGTATAATCCACCAAGAAAGCTTTCTGCATAAAACTTAACTTTATCTGGACTC